GTGGCCGACCAAGACCTTGTATTAGCCCTGCGCATCCGCGCTGACCTTCAGCAGGGTGCGGACCAGGTCGAGGAACTGTCCAACTCGATCCAGGCCGCTGGTGACCATGCCAGCCAGGCTGGCCGGGAGCTGTCCGGTTTGGGGGAGACGGCCGACCAGCAGGCGGCCCGGATCAAGGCGATGGTCGCCGCCTCCCTGCAACAGCGGGAAGCGCTGGACGCGCTGGCGGAAAGTTCGGATCGGATGAACACCGCCACGCGGGCAGCCACCAGCGGCTGGCAGGAAAGCGCCGTGCGCAATCGGCGTCGATGAATGCCTACCACAACGCCGAGCGCGCCCGCGAACAGCAGGTTGCAGCCGAGCAACGAGCGGCCGAGGCTGCGGCGAAAGCCACCGCCGAGTTCGACCGGCAGCAGGCCGAGCTGGGAAAACTGCTCGCGGCCATCGACCCGGTCACTCGCGAGCTGGAGAAGCTCGACAGCCTCCAGGCGCGCCTGAATGCTGCCAGGGGGCGAGGGATCGACCCGGACGTCTTCACGACCTACAACGCCAAGCTCCAGGAGCAGCGGGACCGCCTGCTCGGCACGTCTGACGCCATGGCCGTGGCCGGCATTTCGGCAGGCCAGTACCGCCAGGCAATGCGACAGCTGCCGATGCAGATTACCGATGTGGTCACCAGCCTGGCCAGCGGGATGCCGTTGTGGATGGTTGCCATTCAGCAAGGCGGACAGATCAAGGACAGTTTCGGTGGCGTCGGCGCGACGTTCCAGGCGCTGGGCGACCAGGTCAAATCGTTCTTCGGGATCGCGAGTAACGCCAGCGACGGCCTGGACGACATCGCCCGAGGGCGGACGCTGCCGCAGCGTCGGCCAACAACGCCAAGACGGCTATGGTGGGGCTCAGCGGAGCAGGTAGCGCCTTTATCGTCATCGGCGCGGCGGTGGCCGCTGCGGGCGTGGCGCTGGCTCTGGCGTATGAGAAAGGCAGCTCAGAGGCGGACGAGCTGAACAAAGCCATCGTCCTGACCGGAAACTATGCCGGAACCACCGCCGGGCAACTGTCCGCCATGGCAGCGTCACTCGCCAGGGCGAACGGCACTCAGTATGAGGCCGTGGCGGTACTGTCGGAAATCACCGCGACCGGCAAGTTCACGGTTGACCAGATCGAGCAGGTTGCCACTACCTCCATCGCGATGCAGGAAGCGACCGGCAAGGCTGTTTCGGATACGGTCGCCGAGTTCTCCAAGCTGGCCGACGAACCGGTCAAGCCTCGCAGCAACTCAACGAGAAATATCACTACCTGACCGCCTCGGTTTACGAGCAGATAGCCGCCTCGATCAGCAAGGCGATTCGCTGGGGGCCGCCCAACTGGCCATGGACGCCTATAGCCAGGCAATGGACGAGCGGGCGAGCCAGATCGTCGAGAACCTGGGCACCCTGGAAACCGCTTGGAAGACCGTTGCCGGGGTGGCCAAGGGCGCCTGGACGAAATGCTCGGCGTGGGCCGGACGGAGACACCCGAGGAACGCCTGGAGCAACTGACCAAGGGGCAGGCCTTCCAGCCGGGGCGCGCTGTGGCCAGCGGGGCTGTCTTCGGCCCGTTGGGCTGGTTCAACGAGCTACGCAAGGCGTATCAGCGCAGCTCGATGTCGGACGACGAGCGCGGAAGCAATTCACCGATGCCCTCCAGGAAATCCAGGACGAGGGCGAGAAGGCGCAGAAGGCGCGCCTGGATCGCTACCTGGAGGACGAGGCAATACGCGGCCAGCAGAGCATGGACAAGCTGCTGGAGTCGGTGCGCACCAACAAGGAAAAGCGCGACAAGCTCAACAGGGAGCTGGACCGGAGCATTGCCGCGATCCAGGCGGCTAACCCGAACGACGAACGCCTGCGGCCGGAAAATATCGCCGCCGCTCGCAAGGCCATCGATCAGAAGTACAAAGACCCGAAAACCCCGAAAGGGCCGTCTACGCCCCTCGACCAGTCCAGCGTCACCGAGGCGAAGAACCGCCTGGACCAGTTGCAAACCGATTTCAGGAACGCCGAGCAGAAGCTCCAGGCGCAGCAGCGCGCCGGCCTACTGAGCTATGCGGACTATGTCGCGCAGCGCGGCGAACTGATCAGCCAGAACAAGGACCAGGTCACCGCAGCCTATGAAGGGGAAATCCAGGCGCTGGAGGCGCTGCGCGACAAAAGTTCCACCACGGCGGCCCAGCGCATCAGCCTGGACCAGAAGATCGCCGAGGCCAGGAACAACATGGTCAAGGCGCAGAAGAAGGCCGACGCCGACCTGGAAGTCCTCCAGCTCAACGAACAGGGCCGCCTGAAGAAACAGGCCCAGGCAGTCAAGGCCTACAGCGACGCGCTCCAGCAACAACAGGATGCGCTGGCCCTCCAGGGTCAACGTGCCGCCGCTGCCGTGGGCATGGGCGCGCAACAGCGCCGCTTGTTCGATCAGCGTGGCAGCCTTGACGACCGATTCGCGCAGCAGCGCCTGGACCTGGCGAGCCAGTACGGTGACGGCTCGCGAGGCATGAGCCTCGACGAGTACAACGACAAGCTCAAGGCGCTGGAAGCTAACCATGCCGCGATGACCCAGCAGCTGCAACGCAACTACGCCGACCTCCAGGCCGCCCAGGGCAACTGGGTCAACGGGGCGACGTCGGCGTTCGCTGACTACATCGACTCCGCCAGGGACGTCGCGGGCCAGACCTACGAACTGTTTAGTAACGCCTTCTCCGGTCTGGAGGATGCCGTCGTTACCTTTGTGACGACTGGCAAGGCCTCGCTGGATGACTTCGTCCGCACCATGATTGGCGACCTGGCCAAGATGGCGACCCGCCAGCTAGGGCGTCTCTGCTTTCCGGGTTTGGCCTGGGCGGTGGCACCGATGGCGGCGCCCAGGGGCTGACGGTCGGCGCCTCGGCTGTATCCGCCTCGGCCGGCGCCCTGGCGACTGCTGGCGGCACGCTCCTGAGCGGCGCCGCCGCTATCCAGGCCGCTGCCGCCTCGCTGGCCGCCGCCAATGGTGTCAGTGGGGTGACCGGCGCTGCGGGAGCTGCCGGGGCCGCTGGAGTGGCTGGTGGCGGGAGTGGCTGGTTGTCTTCGATCACCAGCATTTTCGGCTTCGCGGGTGGCGGCCAGGTCCAGGGACCAGGCACACCGACCAGCGACAGCATACCGGCCTGGCTATCCAACAATGAGGTCGTAATCCGGTCGGCATCCGCCATGCAGCCAGGGCTTACTCCGCTGCTGCTGGACATCAACCAACGCGGATGGGCGGCGCTACATGACTGGGCGGGGGCCGTCCGCCACGCCACCGGGGGCGTCGCCGGCATTCCCGCGCCATCCCTACCACGCCCAAGCATGGGCGCCGCTCAGATACAGGAACCGTCCAAGAACTTCAGCGCATCAGTCTCCAACGCGGTCCACCTCCATGCTGTTCAAGACCCCGACCAGGTGGCGGCCGACATGTGGGCCGGCAAGGGCGGCGACCATTACATCGTCTGGCTGAACAAGAACCGCCAGGCCGTCAAGCAAATACTCGGGAACTAGGAATCCATGGCTACTGAAATCGGCACTGCAACGAACCATGCTGACCTGGTCGAGCGCCTCGTCCAGTTCCTCACTGCGAACCCAAACCTGGTCGCGGCTGGGCAGGCCTACGAGAAGGTTTTCGACAACACCATCCCCGCGTCCGGCACGGCCATCGCCGTGCGCCAGGTGACCCTGCGCGCCCCAGGTCTGGGCGGCACCGACAGCATCTACATGGGGATTCAGAGCTACGGCGATACCGCCCTGGACTACTACAACCTTCGCCTGATGGGCGGCACGGCGTTCAATCCTGGAGCAATCCCGCCTGGCGGCGACTACTGGACCGCGTTTGCCAACTACAGTCCGCGGGTTCAGGCGCTGCTGTGGAACCAGCCCATGCCGTACTGGTTCTTCGCCAACGGCCGACGCTTCTGGGTCGTCGTGAAAGTCTCGACGATCTACGAGTCTGCCGGCGCCGGCTTCATCCTGCCACCCTGTCCGCCGTCGCAGTATCCGTACCCGCTTGCCGTCGTGGGCTCCTACCGTGGTGACGTTGCAACTCGCTGGTCAGACGTCAGCGACCGGCACAGAGGCATCAGCAGCCCCTACGAGCGCAGTTGCTATCTCCGCGATCCCGCCGGGCGCTGGCTCGGTTTCACTGTCGCAGGTGGGTCAGCCAACGAGTCCGACTACAGCAATCGGACCCTGCTGCCGCTTGGCTGCGGTCGCTATGCGGGTGGTAGCGACACTGTGATCAACCAGCTCCGCGACTCTTTCAGCAAGTTCCCGCTGAAAGCTTTGCAGTTCGTCACCCGCGAAACCGAGGGCGCCGCTACTTGGGCGATTTCGACGGCGCCTTCTACGTGCCGACGCTCAACTCCGGCGCCGAGGACGTGATTGTCGAGGACGGAGTGGACCACGTTGTTTTCCAAACCGCCTGGCGCTCGGGCAACCCCTGGCTCTACGCAATCAGGAAGGACTGACATGGCGTATTTCACCGGTACTGCGAACAACCCTTCCGATCTGCTCGGAAAGCTGCGCACCCACGCTGAAACCCTCGGCTGGGTCACCGACCGCGCCTCGGCATCGGAATGGCTTTGTCACAACGCCGACGGCTACTGGTCATTCAACGCCGGTTCCAATCAATGGCAGCTCGCCGGCAATACGGGGTTCGACAACGCTTTGGCGTGGAACGCGCAGCCAGGCAATTCCGTACAGAACAATCCTTATTCGTCAAAAGGGCCGACCATCGCGCAGCTCAGCGGCGGGCCGTTCACTCGTTACCACCTGTTTGCTACCGCTGCGTATCTGCACTTACACGTCGAAATCGCGGCAGGTCAGTTCCGGCCGGTGATGATTGGCTCGCTCAACAAACGGGGCGTCGGCTATACGGGCGGTCAGTATGTCTGCGGCTCGTTCATCTATACCCCGGTCAGGCACTGACAAACAACTGGTCGTCGCATCCGTTCGATGGCTACCACATTCAATACAGCAACAGCAGCTGCATGCTGCGGCTGGACGGCCTCGACGGCGGCCCGTCGCCGGAGTGGTTGCCGTTCGACTACACAACGAACGTCCCCGGCGCGTCGTCGGCCCGGTCGCGGAAACTACAGCAGTCAGTACCATCCCGACGTGGGGCTGATCGACGCCAGCGCAAACGAGCTGAACAGCTCGACCACCCCTGTGCCCTGCGCAATCTATGCGTTCGGCGCTCAGCAGCGCTCGCGGTACATCGGCGAGGTGCCGGATTTTGGCATATGCAACATGGCGTTCCTCGCGCCTGGCGATCCGCTTGTCGTCGGCAGCGACACCTGGCGCGTCTACCCTCTGCTCCAGCGCGGAACCGCTACCGATTTCGGCAGCACCAGCGCCTGGGTCGGCTACTGTTTCCGGGTGGTCGAGTGATGGCGACGTTTCCGGGGTTCCAGGTGCCGAAGCCTGTGGAGGGGATCGTTGCCGGCATCACGCCAAACATCTCCACTCTGGACCTGAACCAGGACATCACCCTGGGCTCGGCCAGCGCCTCGACCTGGGCCGGCGTCTACGCGGCGCATCAGCCGGTAGAGGTGATCCATTCGTCGTACCCAGCCGTCCACCAGAGCGCCCTGGAAGACAACTATTACAACCGCCTGTGGCTGATCCCTACGACCATGGAGCTGGGCAACGTCGTCAGCACCCAGGTACGACCGGCATCAGTCTGGAACGCTTATTTCAGTCCGCGCACGCTGACCGCCATCGAGCGGGAAGATGCAGACGGCATCACGCTATCCGGCCAGGCGTCGCCGCCGCTGGGTTTTGCCGCCCTGGAGGAACGCACTTGGACCGTCAGCATTGGCACGGACGGCCCGCCCGTCGTCAATGCGCGGATCGTCTGGACGCTCCAGGGCGAGCCGGACCTGGTCCTGGTCATCACCGGCAATCGCATCATCGCCTGGACCTTCGCGCCGGACTGGGGCGACAGCATCGTCGAGCGCCTGAGCGCCTCGACAAATATCCTGCAAAGCGAATCAGCCGTGACCCAGCGCCGGGCTATGCGCCTGGCGCCGCGCCGGGAGTTCGAAGCGAACATGTACGCGGTAGACCGCGAGCGGCAGCTCCTGGACATGACGCTGTTTGGCTGGGGCGCGCGAATTTGGGCGCTGCCGATTTGGCCTGATATCCAACTGCTCCAAGAACCGCTGGCGGCCGGCTCGCTGAACATTCCGTGCGACACGGTCGGCCTCGACTTCCGCGACGGCGGTCTGGCGATGCTGCGCGGCGAGGACGCCTTCAACTATGAGGTCGTCGAGGTCAAGACGGTGACCGCCAGCGGCCTGGACCTGGTCCGGCCCGTCCAGGCCGCCTGGGGAACTGGCTCGCGACTGTACCCGGTGCGCACCGCGCAGCTGACCGAGCAGCCCACGCTGACCCGGCTGACCGATACCGCGCAGTCTGCGCGGGTGTCGTTCCTAGTGATGGAGCCCAGCGCCTGGCCGGAACTCATGCCGGCGACGACCTACCGGGGTCGGCCAGTCCTGGAGCAGCGCCCGGACGAAAGCGAAGACCTCACTTCCAGCTATCAGCGCCTGCTGTCCACCCTGGACAACGGCAGCGCCATTCCCGCGTGACCGACGTCGCCGGCATGGCGCTGCCCGTCATCGGCCATCGGTGGATCGGCATGGGCCGAGCCGAGCGGTCGGCGTTCCGTGGCCTGGTCTATGCGCTGCGCGGCCAGCAGAAACCGCTATGGGTGCCGACCCACGCCGACGACCTGACCTTGGTCGCCACCGTCTCGCAGCTGTCCACCGCCTTGGACGTGCGCAATATCGGCTATGCCCGTTTCGCCAACGGCCGGCCGGGCCGTCGCGACATCCGCATCGAGCTGTACGACGGCACGGTCTATCACCGCCGCATCCTCACCAGCACCGAGTTGGACGCCAACACCGAGCGCCTGGCCATCGACGCTGCCCTGGGCCGACTGGTCGAGCCGGCGACGTGGCGCGCATCTGTTTCATGGCGCTCTGTAGCGCCGCCACCGACGTGGTCGAGATCGAGCACGTCACCGATAGCGAGGGCGTCGCAACCGCCGCGCTGACTTTCAAAGGGGTTCGTGACGATGAGTTTTAACAGCCTCGAAAGCTCGCTCGCGGATGGGCAGCCGGTGCGGCTGTATCAGTTCAGCCGTGGAGCGATCCGCTGGAGCTACAACAGCAGCGACCGGGACATCACCTACCAGAACCAGATTTTCCGCACCGTGCCGGGCGGCATCACCGACAACGGGATCATCTGTTCCGGCGATCCGCAGTCCGACCAGTTCGTCATCACCGCGCCGGCCGACCTCGACGTCGCGCTGCTGTACAAGACCAGATCGCCGAGCGGTGCCATCGACCTGGTCGTCTACGACATGCACTACGGCGACGCGGAGGCGGCGGTCAGTTGGGTCGGTCAGATTGGCGACGTGGACTGGCCGACGGTGGACAGTTGCCGAATCACGTGCGTGTCGGAAGATGAGCTGATGGATCAGCCCGGTCTGATCGACACCTATTGCCGCACCTGCACTGCGGTCCTGGGTGATCACCGCTGCAAGGTGAACCTGGTCCCGCATCGGGTGACGCTGACGCCACAGAGCGTGTCGGACTGGATGATTTCCAGCGGCGTGGTCGCCGGCTACGCCGACGGCTGGTTCACGGCTGGCTATGTCGAGTGGCAGGTGGACGGTGACAACTACGACCGCCGACACATCGAGCGGCACGCCGGGGCGGACCTCTACATTCTGGGCGGTACCCAAGGCATCCCGGCCGGGGCACAGCTGCGGGTCTATCCCGGCTGCGACTTCCTCGCTGAAACGTGCGATGCGAAGTTCGACAACCTCCTGAACTTCCGGGGCATCAACAAGCTGCAAGGCAAGTCGCCGTTCGATGGCGACCAGGTCTGGTGAGGTAGGCCATGGACCCGATCACAATCAATCTCGTCATCCTGGCGGCGTCGTACATCCTGTCCAGCGTCCTGGCGCCGAAACCGCAGAAGCCCAAGCCGGCAGCATTCGATGCTGCTGACTTCCCGCTATGCGAGGAAGGGGAAGACCAAGCGGTGGTGTTCGGCCAGTGCTGGTCGAAGTCGTGGATGGTGCTCACCGTGGACAATCGTCGCCTGAAGGCCATCAAGACCAAGGCGAGCAAGAAATGATCGTGACTGTACAGCACCTGCACACCGTGCCGACTTGGACTACCCGGCAGGGCTACTGCCACGGCCGGGCGCGGGAGTTCTTCAAACGCCATGGGCTGGACTGGATGGCGTTCTTACAGGATGGCATCGACGCCGATCTGTTGATCGCGACTGGCGACGCGCTCGCGCTGAAACTCGTTGAACACGCACGTCGGGAGGTTGCCCATGGGCGCTAAACCCAAGGCGCAGATCGTCGCCTGGCGGTACTACTTCGATATCCACTTTGCCCTGGGCAAGAAGGTCGACGAGGTGTGTGCGATACGAGCAAGCGGCAAGACCGCTTGGAAAGGCTCGATCACGACCAACGGCCAGGTCCGCATCAACGCGCCGGAGCTGTTCGGCGGCGACAAGGGTGAGGGCGGACTCGACGGCACCCTGGACGTGCTGTTCGGCGACGAAGATCAAGGTGTCCTGCCGCGCTTGGCGGCGATGCTCGGTGGCCTTGTGCCGGCGTTCCGGGGAATCAGCACCTGCTTCTATTCCGGCTTGGTTACATCGGTTAACCCCTATCCGAAGAAGTGGGAGATTCTGCGTCGAGGCGGGAACCGTCTGTGGGACGGCAACCCCTGGTATCCCGAAAAGCAGTTCATCTGGCTAGCGGACGGTCAGATCAAGGCGATGAACCCAGCCCACATCCTCTACTTGGTCTACACCGGCCGGGACTTCCGGGGGCTGGCTCGCACGCGGATGGACGAAGCCAGTTGGCGGGCGGCCGCTGACACGCTGTATGCCGAGGGCGTTGGCTTGTGCTTCGAGTGGACCCGCTCGGACAGCTTCAAGAACTTCTGCGAGACGGTCAAATCGCACATCGGCGCCGAGGTCTACCCGAACCGCCAGACCGGACAGATCAGCATCCGGCTCCTGCGTGACGACTACAACGTCGCGGACCTGCCGCTGTTCGACGAAGACAGCGGCCTCTTGGAAATCACCCAGGAGAAGACCAGTTCGACATCGCTTGCGCCGAGCCAATTGATCGTCAAGTACATTGACCAGATCGACGGGGCGCAACGCCAGGTCATCATCACCAACAACGCGGTCGCCGCGTCGCAGGGCCGCCGGTCGTCCGAAGAAATCGAGTTCATAGGTGCGCCGACCGGCGAGCTGGCCGGTCGCTTCGGTGAGCGGGAAATGCGCCTAAAGACCGCAGGGTTGAAGCGCTACAAGGCCATATTCGACCGCCGCGCCCGCAGCCTGAACCCCGGCCAACCGTTCCGCATCCGCTCGACCCGGCGCGGCATCTCCGAAACCGTCGTTCGGGTCGGCCGGATCGAGGACAACTTCCTCGGCGACGGCAAGATCACCCTGACCGTCGTTCAGGACCAGTTCAATCTGCCGGCGACTACCGGCGTGGCACCGCCACCACCGGGCTGGATTCCGCCCGACCGGACACCTCGGGCGATCACTGTGCGCCGCCTGATGGAAGCACCCTATCGCGAACTGGCCGGCGTTATCGATCCGGCGAATCTTCAGCTCCTGGACGTGTCCGCATCGTACCTCGCTGCGCTGGCCGAGGCGCCGACCAGCTTGTCGCAGAGCTACACCCTGACCGACCGCGTCGGCAGCTCTGGCGCGTTCGTTGATCGAGGAACCGGGGATTGGTGCCCGACCGGCCTGCTCGCCGCCGAGCTGCCGCTTGCGGCCGGCCCGAGCGTGGTCACGCTGACGAACGCCACCCGGCTGGAGGACGTCACTGTCGGCCAAGCCGCTGTAGTGGACGACGAGATAGTCCGGGTCGATGCGGTCAACTATGCCAGTGGCACCGTCACCCTGGCGCGCGGCTGCGCCGATACCGTGCCGGCCAAGCACTTGGCCGGGGCTCGGGTCTGGTTCTACGACACGTTCGAAGCGGTGGACGAAACGGTATACAGCCAGGGCGTGACGCTCCAGGCCCGGCTGCTGACGAACACTAGCGAGGGCCAACTGGCCCAGCGCTGGCTGCCACCGACAGCCTCACCCTGACCGGGCGCCAAGGTAAGCCGTACCCGCCCGGCCAATTTCGCATCAACGGCAGCGCGTACCCGGCCAAGGTCTACGGGGCGTTGTCTGTGAGCTGGGCGAAGCGCGACCGCATCGGCCAGGCCGACCAACTGATCGATACCACGGTCGGCAACATCGGCCCGGAAGCTGGTGCGACGGTGACGCTCCAGGTCTACAGCGGCACGACGCTGAAGCGCACCTATGCCGGCCTCACATCCAGTAGCTGGTCCTATCCGTTGGCTGAGGACATAGCGGATGGTCCGCTCCAGGACATGCGCCTGGTTCTCCGCAGTGTCCGCGACGGCATCGATTCTTGGCAGCAGCACGACATCACGATTGAACGCCACGGCCTCGGTTTCCGGCTGGGCGAAGAACTTGGAGGCGTTTCCGCATGACTCTCTATATGGGGCCTAACACCGGCCTGCTGATCAACGGCGCCCCGGTGAGGGGCATTACAGCGAACTGATCCGCATGTTGCGCTGGGATGACTTCCTGCGCCAACCGGTCGTCAAGGGGCGCGTCGCCACACTGCCCACAACCGGCCAGGCCGAGGGGGACACGTACATTTTCACTGGCTCCGGCTCCAATCAGAACCGCCTAGCGCGCTGGTGGGCAACGGGCGCCACCACGGCAATTTGGGAGTACATGCCGCCACGGCTGGGCTGGCGTGTCCAGGTCGCAAACGAGACGACGCCGAGCGGCCAGGTCAAGACGTATGAGTATTCCGGCACGGCGTGGGTCGAGCTGGTGGGCGGTATGTCGGACGCGCCGAGCGACGGGAAGCGCTACGCCCGACTGAACAACGCGTGGGCAGGCTTGGGGGCTGCTGCCGTCGCCGATATTCTCGGGACGGTCTCTCAGGCTGGCGGTGTGCCAACTGGTGCGATCTACGAGGGAGGCAGTAACGCGAACGGAAGTTACGTCAGGCTCGCAGATGGAACGCAAATTTGCTCCAGCAGCCTTTTAACGTTTACTGCGGAAGCGAGTTCTGTTGGTGCCAGGTGGACGTTCCCGGCCAACTTTGTGTCGCCGTCAATGATGTTTGGCTCAGTTGTCGCATCGGGGGCCGGAGCGGATTACGACCCTGGCATCGCTGCCAGGAACCAGGGGACTGTCTATTTCAATTCCTCAACCAACTATGCAAACCTGGGGTTTCTCTGCATCTCGTCTGCATCGTTCACCCCTGGCGCCCAAACTCGAAATAACCGTGCTATCGCCATTGGGAGGTGGTTCTGATGATCGTTACGTTGTCGCCGTATGTCGCGCTGCCCGGCAGCGATGAACGCTTGATGCTGAGCAGAGTTGGCGATGTACTCACCGTGAACGGCCAGCCGTTCGATTTCACACCGCTCCCGGAGGGCGGCGAGTTGCCGGCCGAGGCTATCGGGTCGGAATGGTTCGCTGGCCCCGTCGTTCGCCGTGAGGGCGTCTAGAGTTCAGTCTGCGGTTCCCGCTGGCCGACGGCGCCAGCGCTACCGCTCGCTTCCCTGAACCGCTGCTGGTCGAGGCCGATGGCCCGGTGGAGTTGCCACAATGATCGACTGGAGCATGTTGAAGTCACCCGAAGACCAGCAGGTTGAGCAGCGGGAGGCCATCAGAGCGCTGCGCCGCCAGGCCTATTGCACCGAGTCCGACCCGCTGCGCCTGGAGGCCGAGTATGACGCCATCGCTACCGGCACAGCGCCGGACCTGTCGGCCTGGGTCGCAGCTGTCAAGGCGATCAAAGAGCGCTATGCGCTCCCCCAGTCCTAAGCGTTTTGATAATTGTGACCAACGTCGCCTTTTTGCTACGGTCCCTAGCTGATGTGCGGAGTAGATAGGGATGTTGGTATGGACGAGGTGCTTAGACGGAGGCTGCGGGCGGAGCTGCTGGAGGTGGGGTTTCTCAACCAGTGCTGCCTTGATCTGATGGAAGCGATGGAGGCCGAGTTCAGCCTCACCGAGGACCAGCGCGAATGCATCGAGCAGCTCGGCCGATTCCTGCGGGAGGGCATCGGCAAGCTGACCGCTCTGTCTGAGCGGGTAGCCGATGGCGATATCGTCGTGCTGTGCTGA